TCCAACGCTGCGGACGTCCACGTTGACTCCGCTAATGATAGAAGTGTTAACTTCACAGACAATCACACGTCTGGTTTACTACGACATTGCCTAGATTCGATTCTATTCGAAATGAAACAGTTTGGTTTCAAATCTTATGGATACTCCTCTAAGCCCACCCTTTCCCACTGGAAACGGTGCTGCGACCTTGTGGGTTCGCAGATGAAGTTTATTAAATGGAAACTCCCCGCTTTCTTTGCCGCGTCATGCGGACAGGAAGTGGAGGAGTCTCTCCTCCTTACAATCGATCGCCCCGACTGCTTGCTCGGTGGAAAAGCCCATCGCTATATCCAGCGTCTCAAACGAGACTTGACCCCATTAAAATGGGCGTCCTTTCTCGCGAGTATTAAGACTGGTGTCAAGAAAGGGCTTACCCGTCCTGACGTCGCAGCTTGTCGCCAAGCTGAAGTTGATACTTTCAAAGTATTAACAACCCCCGTGGTGACTCCGATGCAGGTACATATTCCCGCTATCGACATGATCGTAACTAAAGAGAAGATGATCTCGGAAATTCGCCGTACTTGTCAAGAAATTTTTAAAGGGAAAGAATTTTCCCTCTTCGACAGGATACGTCCGTTCTTCCCAAGCACTAGTGCGAATTATATTAACACTAGGGCCATGGGTGGTGCGGTGGGAGCAATAATGGAGCACCCAGACCTTTTAAAGGGTCTGAAGGGCTCTGGACCGCTCTGCGAATTCGAGGTAACTATTAATGGAACTTGTTTATTCAAGTATAAAGGTCTTGTTGACCGTTTTATGATACTGTTTATGCGCATGCTCAAACGAGCACACTTAGACATTACAGCCGTACCCCTCGGTTTATCTGAGGCTTTAAAAGTGCGTGTTATCACTAAAGGTCCATTCGAACTTTATACAGTTCTTAAACCCCTGCAGAAGTTTATGCATTCTACAATGCGTATCCATCCTGCTTTCTCCCTTATCGGGGAAACTATCAACGAGTCTTACGTTAATTCACGTATCTCTCAAATAGGCTCCGGTAAGGTTTTATCTGTAGACTATAGGAATGCCACGAATGAAATATTTTCCTGGCCCTCCGAAGTAGCTGCGGATGAGATCTCTTCTCTTTTAAATTTGATGCCTGAGGAACGAGCGTTATTTAAAACGTCTCTTACCGGGCATCAGATTGAATTGCGAGGAGAGGTTAAGAATCAGATACGTGGTCAGCTCATGGGCTCCATAACGTCATTCCCCATATTATGTATTATCAACGCAGCTATAATGCGATATACGTTCGAGTTATCAACGAACGTCACTGTCGACCTAGCGAATTGCCCTCTGGCAATTAACGGCGATGATGCTATACTACGGGGTCCTGAGACAATTTTCTCCATTTGGAAAAGTGTCAGTGGCCTCCTTGGCCTCTCTCCTTCTAATGGGAAAGTTTATTTCTCTGATCAATTTTGCGAGATGAACTCTCGTACATTTTTGATTGGTCCCTCATATGTGACTATTGTTCCCTTTATTAATTTGGGTATATTGCGTGCTATGAAGCGATCTAGTCGTCATAACTTCTCAGATTCATCTTCTGAGATTACGTCGATTGGCGCTTTAGCGCATGCATTCCTTAAAGAAGCCCCTGCAGAAATGCACGAACAACTTCTGGCGGAATTTATCCATTACCATAAGGCTTACCTAACTTCTTTGAATTTACCTTGGTTTTTACCCGAACACCTTCTTGGTGTCGGGCTGCCGAACGTCGGCCGTTTTTGTCTTGACGATTTTCATCGTCGTCTCTTGTATTGGGCGCACGATACGAAGCGACCCCGCCAACCGGCTTCTGCCTGGCGTTGTTGGTCATATGCTTCGAGGTGCTTCCCCGATTATGCTTATAAATATGCACGTCTCCCCCTCCTTGAGGATACAGGTGACCTAGAGATTCAGTTGGATGGTTCATATTTACCCATCTCTTCCATAAAATCGATTTTAGCTGTTCAAGCGCTCTTCACCCTTGATGGGATTAAAGAGTTGTTTGCCGCTCCGAAGAGGAAGACAATGAATTCTGAACTTAATTCATACTGGAAGCAAATACGGAAATTGTGGAAAGACATCGAGCAGCGA